AGAATGATCTTCAAGTTGACCAAGCGATAAATACTCTACACAATGAACAACCGAATGAATGACAGACTTACGATAACCAATTATGCGCGCACACAAACATTACAGAGAGATATGGAGCATGTGATTAATTTGCTAGCCGGCATGGATTTGGACGAAGGCACATCTGCATATTTTAGATTACTTATGAATGATTATAGAGAAAGAATGGAAGCAAATAAATTAATGGGTTTGTCTTTCGAAAACAATGCACGAGCAAATAGATCACTGATTGAGTACGATAAATTTAACAAAGAGAAATTCATGATACTACCGATAATGATGACAACGACGCCAACAGATTTTGATATTCTGACAACTGAGCTTAGAGCGTTGAGCGCGGATAATAATGTTGACTATACTGCTATGCATGATAGGATAGCGTTGATATTTTCATCAACTCTTCTTGAGCTATTTTCGAGTGTTGAGGAGGACTATGTCGTTGGGCAGCGTGTGTTTTTCGAAGTGCCATACGAAATAGACGCTTTAACGTCTGGTGTTCAGCAAGTTAATGTTTCAATAATGGCAACTGTAGTTGCGATACGCAATGATGAGCCAGTTTTTCAGCTTATTCTAACAATCATGGCAACAATCAACGGAACGGTTCATATGAATACACATTCTAGAACAGACTTAAGTGAAGTTGACACATTTCAGATAATACACACATACGAGCGCGTACCATCGTTAGATAATCAAGTTGGTTCATCAAACGCGGATTATAACGAAGGTAATGTAGCTGGTGGAATTACATACAACGCAATATACGAACAATCGTGCATATATTCTTTAATTGGTAGTGCTAACGTGGTGCATTTTAACGATCGGACAGATTATATTTTACCATCAATTACTGAGGAGGTAACTGACGTTATTCCAGCTCGTAATTTAGCAGGTGGGAATTTCTTGCATTTTCGAAGCGTGGGGCCAGATCAGATTAGAATTGCTGAAAAGGACATTCCAACTGAGATTAATTTTGTAATTCGTGTTTCGTTTATGGACGCACCATTTACATACAATGATCAAAATGGTAACTTCTTTAGGCCATCTCGCGACAGTATATTAGCATCACAACTATTGTTAAAACAGCATCGTCATGTAATGATGAACTATTTATTGCGTACACAATATTCATTGTATACTGAAATGGGCCAGCAAATATTGGAGATTGGTATTGAGGAGAATCGAAGTTTACAGCAGAATATGAATGCCGCCGTGTTCTCAAATACAGCGAGAATTGACGATATAATAGGGACGGTTGTGAGATATGAGGCTCATGAGTTATTGGTGGAAAAAGTAAGACATGCTGTGTTCTTTAACGATTTACCATTTACTACGTTCGAGATAAATACAACTGTTAGATCGCCAATACAAATGGGTGGATGCTTCGAATCCAGAGGATCACGTGAATTCGAAGGAACAATTGCTGGCGATACGATGGCACCTATAACATTGCGTCATACCGCAAATTCAACCAACCAAAAGGTTCGTGATGCTGATTTCATAATGAACGAGACCGATGATGTTATACTATTAGTGAGGGTGAGAGCTACTGTTATTGACAATAATTTCCTTAGTGCTGAGAATGTTGTAAATCGTGTTACTAGTTTAAATACAAATGTGCAAATGTATTTTAGATCGAGCACTAATAGTGGTTATACATTATCAAACTCGCCGAACACAGAACTTAGAGGTGGATATATACCGATGGCTGTGCAACAGTGTACCATTAATTTTGAAATAAGAGAGTTATTAGTCTTAGATAAGAAAGGCGTTCTTCCTACCGCTATAGAGGATGCGTATTTGAGTGGAGTGGTAGCAGGATTAGAAAATCAAACGGGAATAAATTTTACCGTAACATCTGCAACAAGTGGTGAAATAATATTAGATGGTCAAAGATATCCTTGTGCCATATTTGGAATCAATAGAAGTGTAAACACTGAACTAAGGTATGAATTTGGAGATGATAGTTTCGGTGTAGAAGTACCAGAGGATGGGGCATTCAATGGAGGACATTTTTCCGAGGCAGGTCAAGATCCAATAATCGTTTCAAATGGGACTGCATTCCAAAGAACTCTACCGTCAAGTTCATTTAGATATATGCGTGAAATTGACAGATGGATTGGAAGCGGATGGCCAGCGAATAGAATTACGATAGATTTTGCTATTTCGGCTAACGATTTGAGTGCGAATCTGATATGTTATAATAGACCGCGGAACTCTTCATGGAATGATGTATTGGACACAACGTGGTCAGAAATATTCGGTTCCAGCAATATGGCTAGACTATATGGTCCGGGGGTTGCAAACTATCCCCGATACAGACTAGACACATTGACGTTGAAATGGCAGGTAGCCGTTCCGCCAGTAAATATTGGTATAAGAAGAGTAATTGATACTAGTCAAGAAGAAATAGGCTTAATTGTTGATGCTATGTTGCACGATATAGAATTTATGCAACATACAATCAGTGGTTTGTTGGATAGGCTAGATTATTTAGAATCGCAAGTTGAGCAACTCTTAAATCCACCTGGGAGCAGTTTCCTTAGTATGCTATTAAACGCACTCATTGATGTAGCTATGGGGGTCGCGTTACCAGGGGCAGGCTATATTTTAACGAAAGTGTCGAAAAGCATTGTACAATCTATGGCTGGGCCAACTAAGAGGGTTGCTACTACCATCTTTTCTAACACAACGGATAGGACTCGTAATAGTGTAGCAAAGCATTTGACAAATAGTTCGAAGGCGCCTCCAGTGTTGTCGGCGGCAAGACATTCAGTTTCGAGTGTGACAACTGGAAATAGTAAGGGACTTAGCATTACCGATTTCCTAATCGATGGAGTTGAACCTATTGTTCAGGCTCGTAACCAACCACTGCTGGCACGCTTAATGCCTGAAGTGCAGATGGATCTTAAAACAGACTTAACGAGGAGTCGAGGCAATAATAGATCGTATTTATACAACTATAACGCTAATGATGAGGGACCGCATGGCACCTTTAGAACGTATTATCGACCATTAGAAACACTAGGTGGTCCGGGTAGAACAATCTTCAAAGCTATTAATACCGAGAATTTGAGGAAAAAGTACGCGCGAGATAAGATAGTAGCTGGAAATAAATTACCAGCGCATGCATTAGCGTCGCACCATTACACTAGAATCAACCCTAATACTAGGCGTATCGAAGAAGTGAATACAATTTTTGGCGTGGGTGAGTTATCGCCAAATCCAGTACGGAGTGAATTGAATGCTAATATTCAGGGACTTACGTTTATATACGAGTATGATAGAACGATGAACCAAAAAGCATTCCCTAGGTTGTTAGATCATCGGCAATCTGGATATTCAGACGAACAACTCCGCATTATGTATAACACAACACATGGCAATCCGATAGATACTCCAATCCCTGTTGATAATTCTGAGGCATGGGCGTCTATCGTTGGAAAAACGAATAAAAGAGTCGACAAGTCAACTTTAGTAGATGATGTTCACCATACAGAGCCTGCAATGGGAGATGTGCTTAGAGATTTACTTGAAAATCCTCCTAACGTGAATTATCATTTGTTAAATCGAAATTGTCAAAATGTTGTCAATGATTTTGGAAATTTCTTGCGTGGACAACCGAATGATGATGTGTGGACTATGAACTTAAGAGAGCGATTAGAGAGATCGCGTAATACTATATATCTAAATGATTGGGATAGGTTGTCGTCAAGTGAAACACGCATAGCAAGAAATTCAATGATGTCACATCGAAAAAGAATAGTTGCTTCTCCACGTAATACGTCATTTAAGGTTTCCATTTAGGGGTAGTCGCGCTATGGTACGTTAGGGATGGGCATCCTACCGCCGTCCAGAACTGACGAAGATCAATGTTCAGCT